TCTGCTTCTCGAAGGATCGGCCGCTCCAACTTCACGGCTACCTGACGTCGTTCTACCGCCATTGCGAGCAGAACGCTGCGGTGAAAGTGTTGGTGCAGTCACAGCCGCAGTGGTTCGCCGACGCCTACAGTCAGGTCGAAGACGAGTTCTCTCAGGTTGAGTTCTGCCATGAGACAGACTTTCGGACGGACCTCGAATCGCTGATCGGCGATACCGAGTACACCATGTTCGGCTGCGATGATGTCGTGTTCACGCGCTCGTTCGAGACACGCGTCGATCCAGACGTTATTGGGCTATCGCTGCGACTGGGGAACCACGTCACGCGCGACATGTTCGGCAACCCGTTGTCGCAGCCGGCCCAATTCCGCCAGGGCAATCAGTGGCCGGTGGCTGAGGGCGTTGGCGATTGGGGCTATCCGTGGGAAGTGCTCGGCACGATCTACGAAACTGACTTCGTCAAACGCATGGTCACGCGCGTGCAGGCCAACTCACCTAGTCAGCTCGAAGAACGCGGCTCGCGTTGCTGGTCAGAAGAAACAGATAAACGGATGCTGTCGTCGTGGGCGCTGTCACGGCTCGTGGTGCCCACGGTGAACCTCGTACAGCAAGAGTTCCCGAACGGGATCTGCGGGAATGTGCCGCTCGACGTGGGCTACCTGCTCGACTGCTGGAACCACGGTATGAGACTGGACATCGACCGCTACGCGAACATGGCGCCCGAGTCGTGGCGCATCCCCGACTTCTTTCTGAGGCGCGCATGACGGCCTGGGCATTCACGATCGCGTTCAACGAGGCGACCCTGATCCGATACTGGGTTAGACACTACCGCTCGTTCTGCGACAAGGTCGTCGTCTACTGCGACCTGGGGTCAGACGATGGAACGGCTGCGCTGGCGCGTCGTGAGGGCGCTGAGGTGCGTCCTTACGGGCCGAGCGGCCTAGACGACGTCGAGTTCGTTGCGTTCGCTCAGGAGCACTACAGAGAGGCGCGCGGCCATGCGGACTGGGTCATCTGGACCGATGCCGACGAGATCCTGTACCACCCAAGCCTGTCTGAGCGATTGGCCGAACTGCGCGCTCAGGGCGTCAACTATCCGACTGTCACCGGCTACAGCATGATGGCCGATCATCCGCCGACTGGCCCCGGTCAAATTTACGACCAGTTGCAGTGCGGGTTTCAGTCGGATGCCTACTCGAAGGTCTGCATCTTCGATCCAGCGCTCGAAGTCGCGTGGTCTACGGGCAAACACACAGCCGAGGTATCAGGCGCCGTCGCTGACGAAGGATCGGACCCGCTCAGGTTGCTGCACTATCGCTGGTTAGGCGAGGCGTATTTCCTTGAGCGCAACCGTCGTAACTACGCGCGGCTCAACGCGATGAACAAGGCCATGCAGCACGGACGTGAGATCTACCCTGGAGCACAAGGCCCGTACAGTCCAACCTGGTACGCCGATCGCCGCGGTATCGCTGAGGTGTGTGTATGACTACGACCATGACGTCGCTCGTACAGGTATATACCGAGGACCAGGAGCGCGAGGTGGTGAATCTGCTGGTCAAGTGCGGTTGGCAGCGAACTGCGATCCCGTCGGCTGAAGTTCTGGCCGAAGCGGCCATGACTGGCTGTGCGTTTGTCGCGGTCAGGGAAGGCCGTGTGGTCGGGTTCATTCGGGTGATCAGCGATGGTGAGGTGGTGTCGTACGTGACTGAGCTGGCCGTGTCTGAACGCGTGCGTCACGAGGGGATTGGCCGAGCGCTGGTTGACGCCGTGGCTGCTGAGTTTCCTAAAGCGCGCATCGATCTGCTGTCTACGCAACTGGCGCAGTCGTTCTACGAAGAGGTTGGGTTCACACAGAAGGCTGGGTATCGCCGATGGCCCAAATGATCCCGTTATTTAAAGTGTTCATGGCTCCCGATGCCAAGGATCGAGCCGGGGCAACGCTCGATTCCGGGTACGTCGGCGAGGGGCCGCGCGTGCAGGAGTTCGAGCAAGCCTTCGGGCAACTAGTAGGGTTCCGTTCTCCCTTCCCGCTAGCGCTCAACTCTTGTACGTCGGCGCTCGATCTGGCCTGTCACCTGATCGGCGTGGGGCTGGGCGACGAAGTGATCACCACGCCCATGACGTGCACGGCGACGAATGGCGTGCTAGTGAACCGCGGCGCCAAGATCGTCTGGGCCGACGTGGACCCGGTCACTGGCCTGATCGATCCCAAGGATGTCGCACGCAAGATCACTCATCGCACCAAAGCGATCATGGCCGTCGATTGGGCAGGCCGGTCCTGCGACTACTGGGCGCTACGTACGGCTAGCCATGAGTTGCGCCGGGTGCCGATCATTCAGGACGCCGCGCACAACGTGTTCGTCGACCCGCAGAACCGCGGCGACTACGTCGCGTGGTCATTCCAAGCGATCAAGCACCTCACGACCGGAGACGGAGGTGCCCTGTTGGTACCGCCGAATCAGCAGGAACGCGCCCGACTCCTTCGTTGGTATGGACTCGACCGCACGTCATCTGCGGATTTCCGCTGTGCTCAGAATATCAAAGAGGCCGGTTTCAAATACCACATGAACGATATTGCGGCCAGCATCGGGCTGGCCAACATTCCCCACGTTGCAGAGCTCGTGGCAAAGCATCGCGAGAACGCAGCGTGGTACTCGCAGCGATTCCAGGGCGTGCCGGGCATCACATCGCCTCCTGATGACCCGGCGTCGTCCTGGTGGCTCTACACCGTTCTGGTGCAAGACCGCGCGGGCTTTATCGCCCACCTTGCCGCGCGCGGTATTAGTGCAAGTCCCGTGCACAGGAGAAACGATGTGCACCCTGCATTCTTCTATCCCAACGGGCCACTGCCCGGCGTCGACCACTTCGCTGAGCAAGAATGTGCCATTCCAGTCGGGTGGTGGTGCTCACAAGAAGATCTCAAAGGCGTGGCTGACGCCGTGATCGAGTGGGCGTATTCACGCCAATTGGTGGCCGCATGACGCTCGTCCGATTCCCGACGAAACCTGATCGCGCCAAGCCGCCCATGAAACCCAAGCCCAAGCCGAAGCCACCGAAGCGGCCTTACTGATGAGTGCCAACCTCTACGCGACTGTTTCCCAATTGCGCGATCGGTTGGGCATTACTGACGTATCCCAAGATTTGATGCTCGATCAGGCGCTACAGTCGGCTTCACGCTGGATCGACAAGACACTGGGCCGACGGTTCTTCACCACGGCCGCTGATGAGGTCCGCTACTTCACCGCATGTGATGCCTACTGGTATCTCGAAACAGGCGACCTGCTCAGCGTCACCACGCTTGCTACAGACGCGAACGGTGATGGCGTCTATGAGACAACGTGGACGGTTGCCACTGACTACTGGCTCGGGCCGAGGAACGCGCCACTCGACGGGGAGCCGTACATCTGCATCAATCGAACCTCGTACTCAGGCCGATTCAGTTTTCCGGCCTATCCCGACGCGGTACAGGTCACCGGCAAGTTCGGCTACTGCACGCTGGCCAACGTCCCGCCGCAGATTCGTGAGCTGACCTTGTCTCTCGCTGAGACAGGTGCTGGCTCAGTCGGTGGTGGCGACCTCGCCATTCCTGGCGTCCAGAGTTACAAGATCGGCAACGAACTGTCGGTGACGATGGGTGGCAATAATCGGGTGACCGATTCGACGAGGTCGGTACTCGCACAATTCAGTCGCGGCGGATTCGTCACCTGATGGCGATCCCTGGTCTGGCTGGCCAGGCTCGCCTCCGAGCAGCTCTGGCGCATACGTTCACTGCGAGTGCGGCCATCTTGCGCAAGACGCAGGTTGCGGATAGCACCGGCGGGTTCACCGATACCTACGCATCGGTTGCGACGCATATGTGCTCGTTCGCACGGTCCCAGGTCACGCCGGTCGAACGCGAGAACGCGGTGCAGGTCCGCTCCATCTCAATGTGGAACTTCGTGTTCGCAGCCGAGACAGACATCCGCACAACGGATCGGATTTACATTACCGCTGAGGACCGTACCTTCGAGGTCGTTTCGTCAGCAACCGGCAGCATCAAACTCGCGACCCGCGTTATCTGCCAGGAAATCACCTAACCCAACCACGCCACAATCCGTGGCAGCTTGGCACGCGCCAGATCTCTGGCTCCTGACAAGAACCTAGTAGAAGGAGTCAGGACACCGCTATGGCCCGTTCAACGCTTACCCCGACTACTGTCGCTGCGACGGGCGTCGTGCTCGCATCCGCTGTTGCCGTTGACGCTGGCAACGGCAACGAGTGGACGAACACTGGTCGCTCGCTTATCGAGATCTTCAATAACTCGGCGTCCGCAATCACTGCGACGTTCGTAACCAACGGCACGTACAGCGTTGGCACTCAGGCGTATGCCATTGCTGATAACACGGTGACGGTTGCGGCAAGTGCGACGGTTGGGGCTGGCCCGTTTGATACCGCGCTCTACAACAGCGCGACGTCTACAGTTCAGGTGAACTGGTCGAGCGGCACTAGCATCACCGCGCGTGTGATCCTGCTCGGCGCGTCCTGATATGCCCGGTCCAACGAAGAACGTTGCTTCGTTCAGGACCAGTGTCGTCGTCAGGTTTGACAACACGGGCAGACTGTCGCAACTGATGAGGCAGCGTATGCACGAGGTAGTAGATGCCGCTGCTGGAGCAGTGCAGGAGCGCGCCACTCAACTAGCGCCTGTCGATACTGGCGCCCTGCGCAATTCAATCTACGTCAACAATGGTGACGCCAGCGACTATACGCAGCGAGTCGGTACGGCGCAGAGCCTCAATCCCGATATGGTCGCGCTCGAGGAGATCGACCCGGAATTCGTCATCTCGGTGTCGTCGACACCGGGTGTTGACTCCTACATTTCGGTTGTCGGTGTGGCGGCTGACTACGGCCTGTTCCAGGAACTCGGTACTCGTCATAACCGGCCGCAGCCGTTCATGCTGCCGGCCGCTCTGGGTACGCAAGACGACTTTGAACAGGCTATGACGCACATAGCTGATCCCTGAGTTGGGTGGTACATGAGCGCCGACCTCTCACGAATCGACCAGTGGATCATGGGCATTCTGGCCGGTGACATCACCCTGGCGACCTCGGTTAGTAGTCGTATCTATGGCGATATGGCACCCCAGGGCTCGAGCAT